ATTTCTCAGCTTTGTCTTCAAAGCTCTTGTTAATACGAGCTTGTTCAATGCCTTCATACACAGCAACTTTGCTTTTCAAAGCGTCCAATTGCTTCAGGACTTCTTCAGAAGTCACTTCCACTTTCTCCACTTTGTCTTTCGGCTTAGCTGCATCGTCTACCTTATCAGTCATATTTTCACCATTTTCTGATTTTGAAACAGAGGCTTCCTTAACCACCTCTACCTGTTTAGAAGCAGCTAAACTGCCCTCTAATACGTTAAACACTTCTGATTTAACTACTTCAAACAAATCAGAAGATTTAATAACATTATTTTCTGCTTTCGTAGTCAAGTTAGCTACCCAGATGGCAGTCTCCGACCACAGCCCCAGCTTCTGGAGTAAATCTACTAAAGGAACTTCAACCACGTTTTGCATCGCAGTTTTGATTCTCTTGTTCTCTTCGATGAGATTGCTGATGCTATCTTCGTTGCAAGATACTCTCAATTCCATTGACTTAGTGACTAATTCGTTACTCATATATTTCTCATCTACGTTTTCTTTTCCAAGGTTCTTAACTACCAAGAACTTACTTTTGCCATTTGCAGCTTTATCAACAATTGCTACATGAGCATCCGGATGGGAGAAGTTGAAGTCAGTCATACGCTGCTTTTTTGTTTTATCTGGCTTACTCATCCACTATATCCTCGTATGTAGCATGGCATCCTACGGAGAAGCCGGTGAAGTCACCGCCTTTCACCATTTCCCACACAGTATCACTTTTAATTTTCCACTGTTGTAACCAAGAGCCTGCTTTTACTTCTTGATCTCCGATTCTGCATCCGACTGGCTGGATAAAAGATTTCTCAATAACCAGATCACCATTATTAACATTAGCAATGTGCTGAATGTTAGTTTGCATACATTGCTCATTAAAGCTCTTACACGCCAAAGCAACTTCTGCTTCATCGTATATGTCTTTATGAAGGTCGAAGGTTCCGGGTTCGAGTACGACACCTAGGATTCTCCTTTCTTCTACATCAACCTTCTTAAGGACTAGCGGGGTAGACTCCGATAAGGACTCCCCCTCTTTCAAATCTAACATTTCTATTAGATTCTTAATCACTACTAGAGCTTTCTGTGCTTCCGTCAGCTGTGGCATTATCTTTGCCTTTATTAGTTTGTTGAATTTGAGCAACTTCCTTAGTAGATTTATTCTTGCTTTCTTGCAAGTTTTCTTCTTTGGTAAGTCTGCGACTTTTCTTCTTGGGTAGATTTGCTTTCTTCCGCAGCTCCTCTTCCAACTCATCATCAGCTTCGATAAGGCTGCGTTCTGCCAACTTATCTAAGTAGTCTGCAAGTTCTTCGAGAGAAGTTTCCATGATGCTACCATGCTCCAAAGAGGGCATAGTAGAATCAGGCTCCCATCCATTCATCTCCCAGAGTCTGGGGATGGCTTCTTTGTTAAAGACATCTATGATGGAAGTCAGCCAGTCTTCAATGGCTGCTTTGAATAGCTTAATCTTATTACCGGCTAATGCGCCGCTACCAGATTTATTCTGACCTAGTTTAATAAAGTCTGCTAACACAGCAGACATAATCGCTACATCGTATCTCTGGATGATCTTATCTACGTCTTGGGCACCAGCGATATTCGCGCCACCCTCAAACTTAAGTTCAAACAGTCTGTTACCAGTTTCATCCCGATCACCGGGGATAACTGCACCAGATTGACTGTTGTTACGTAAATTAACTACTAAGTTTTGGAAAGCTTTGTATACAGCCTTCTGTGCATCATCTGCATCATCAGACATGTACTCACCCGGCATGTAGACTACAGGCACATTAACCAGTGCCCTCTCTACGCCGATAGCTTCAATGTCCTCTAGGTTCTTTTTAAGATACCAAGAACGATAAGCTGTACGTAATACAGAAGTTGATTCAGGATTATCCTTTGTGGTATTATTCCTGAACAGTAAGAATTTATTTCGAGAGATATACACTCTCTGATATGTCTCTGGAATTTGCTGCCAAACACCCGCAAGTTCGGAGGAGTCTGCGTTCCACTTTGCAGCAATAGTTAGTTCGTCATCTACCTTCTCACCTTCAAATACCCAGCCATCTAGTGTATCTTGTGCTCGGATAGGAAACTTTTTCCATCCCCAGTTGTAATCTTTATATTTACTGCGTCTACGAGGATTTGAATTGAGAGGGCCTACTCGTTGTTTGTATACAGTCTCTAATACAGAGAATCCATATGGTAGGAAAGTTAAAATGTCATCGAGAACTTTATTGAAGTCCTTATCCATATCAGATAAGCACTCTTGCAAAAATTTAGCTCCTTCAGCATCTCCGTTATCTTTAACTGAGATAGGAACTTTTTTAATCGTGTTTGTTATTGCAAAAAGAACGGCACCAATGGTGGCATCGTTCATGGACATTTCTTTGAAAACTTTATTTTGATCGGGCCACTTAAGGGCGGGTAGGAACTCCTCACGGATTACACCGTTGCTCTTTTTAAAGCCGGTACGCCCTACTTCGGTGGGCATCTTTACCTTAGCTTTGATATTTCCACCTTTAGCCATAAAAGTCCCGTAATTGATAATCAGCAGAAAAACCATGCCCCACCCGTGAGGTGGGACACTAAAAGGATTGTTTTAGTTATGGTTCGTCGTGGCCGACTGTAAGAAAGATGTGACTCAGGGGGTCACGAACACATTAAACACTGAAATTGACAGGCCGTCAACGTGCTAATATGTAAATTACGTATAATTACGTATTAAAAACGGGCGGATTTAGGTAATAACGCCCTCTGATTGCCTAGTGCGAACATCTGTACCCCTGAGAGGGAGGTAATCCCAACAACCTCGTTTAACGCCCCTCCGGAGGAATCTACTTGGTCATCTTTAGCCCCTTTCGGGGTAGTCGCTGGCTCCCCTGTGAAGATTTCTAGTTCGTTAAAGAAGTCATCATTCCACTTAGCCATCCGAACATAAACCCGGCCTTCTTGGGCTTTTGTGGAGAAGGGTCTAAAGCGTACTTTCTTGGCCTTGGATGCAGTTCGGCAGATTACATTATGGATGTTTGCTTCCTCAATAATCTCCTTCTTAAGGGTACTTGCCTCTGACTTTCCTGCCTGTCCGGGGTCTTGCTCCAGTACAACTTTGTACCTCATCCCATAAAGAGCTTTATCCGCTTTAGTCTTCTCGATGATCCTTTTCTTCACTTCTCCGGGGGTATCCCGGAATCTATCTACATCCAGAACCCAATATTCCGGATTCTTATCCTCACCCATCCTCATACCCAACAGTGTTCCCACTGTCCAGTCTGGGTTGCGATTACCTTCATTGGGCTTCGTGCCTGCACGATCCCAGTATCGAACTATTTTCTTGAAGTCTGTGGGAATGTTTGTCTTAACCTGTACCCAGTTTCTGTCGAATAGTTCCTTCGCTCCAGTTGTGTAGTTCCAATTACCCTCTAATAGAGCTTTCTTCTCCCCATCTGTCAAGCCTTTTAGGGAGGCTTTATAACGAGGGTTATTTTTCAGCATTAAGGGGTTATCATCTAAACGAGATGCGAGGAATGTAAAACTCATCGCTTCATTGTCTGTGATAATATCTGGATCATTTAACTTATCTACTAAATCCTCCGGAGATAGTCCCCATACCATTTTACCTTCCCTACGTACAAAGTATTTAACTTTTCCGGACATGCTTGGAATAGCATATCCTGTTTCATCATCTACATATCCTGCATCAACTAACCATGTACGCAAAAAACTATTTGCATCTGGGTTACATGTAATTCTTAAATAGGAGTTACGTTCACTGTTAGATCGCATACGTGAAAATAAATATGTAATCATGCTTTCTGAAAAATGTGTTCCCTCTTCAAAACCGATCCCTGTCAACTCAGCTCCTTGCCAGTTATACATATCCGCTTCCCTCTCCATGCCGGAGAGTTGTATCATTGCTCCAGATGGGAAGATAATTTGTTTATTTTTCTCCATGAAGCGAATTTTTGGATCAAGTTGTAAGTAGAGTTGCTTAGAAGCGTCCCATAATGATCCGGGGTTGGTAATCATCGGAATAGTTCTCCGAAAAATTACTCCTCTATATAAGGGATCGTCTTTTGCATGTAAATAATACAAAAGTAACATTGAAAACGTCTTCGATCCACCAGCGGCTCCACCAAAAACGCATATATCCGTATTACAATTTAAAAATGCAGTCTGTGGGCCGGGTTGCGGCTTAATTACTTTCTTCGTCTTGGTCGGGTTCGACACCATAATCTCCTTTAGGAATTTCTAATACAGCACCAGCACCTGTGTCTTCGTCATCCTCTGTTGGAGGTGGAGGAAGCTTAGCGGGTTTAGCGGCTTTAGGTGGCTTATATTGGGCAGTTTTTGCTGCAAGATAAGGCTCAATATGTCTGCAAACGTCGAGCATAAGCTCTAATGAGATAGGCCCTTTCTTCTTGTATTGTTTGATTTTATCAGTGGGGTTACCCTCCTTGTCTTTTTCATACTCAATATCGAAAAAGATGCCTACTTCTTCCATTTTCTTCAAATCACCGCTTAATATGGCCGC